TGGGATTCCGCATATACCTTGTCATTTTCTTCCTTGTCCTGTTCCGGCCTGTCGCGCGGAATGGATACGCCCGGAATCATGGTGATCGGGTGATGCCCGCAGTTGATCCCAAACAATCCGGCCGGTTTTCCATAGCTTGTAGAAGAGATAGGGGAGTAGCGGTGGCGTTTTCCCTCGCCGTCCGTAAAGGTTCCGCTTTTGTTGTTCCATGAAAAATAACGGCCCTGATACGGATAACACAGCGGACGGGCGCCGGAGTGCCTTGATACCCGGAAGATATCGACCCCATAGTCCTCCTGTCTGATTTTGACGGCTTCAATAGCTGTGTTGTGTACTGTGGTGCGAATATCCATATTGACATAAGCTTCCGGTGACCATTTCCGCCCGATGCGGTCATAAAATCCGGTGATGCCCTCTTTATGTATTTGTGACAGCGCCTGTCTTAAAGCCTGCTGGCGGCTTTCTGTCCCCGTTATCACTTTCCCGGTGGCAATATTCAAAACCTCCTGCGCCGCTTTCATTTGGCGTTCAATATTAACCGTGTTTGTAATCACCTTCCGGTATTGGGCAAGCGTGCTTTCCAGCATAGTGGTGTTGACAAGGTTCAGCTTATCCATTGCCTGCTGCTCATAGGCGTTTAAGGCTTGCACAATGCTTTGGCTGGCTATCACGTTATCCGCGGCAGCGTTTTGTATAGCGCCTTTTTGCACGGCTTTTTTTAACTCCGGCTCTATGTCTTTTGTCGCCATGTATACGGCGTTTTCTAAAGCGGCAGTGATCAGTTCTTTATTTTGCCCGGTAAGGGAAGCGATAATCTCAATGCTCTCTTTATTGAGCTGTCCCAGTTCGGCAAGCTTTCGGATCTCCCACTGCTCTGTGGAAAGCGAGTGGCCGGAATTGAAATGCTTTCCCATATTAATCAAAAGCGCGTCTACAATATTGCTGTAAACCTGCTCAACCGGCTCCGAAAGCTTTAGAATCTCATTAGGGGTTAATCTGGCCATTTACACACCCCCCTGTTAGGATTCATCTTCCGCCGCTTCCTCGTCATCTTCCTTGGCTTCCGGTTCCTCATTTGGATTTATGGAATTGGCTTCCTGCCCGGCTTGCTCTGCCATGTCGACCATATCCGCGGATATAGAGGATTCCTTTTCGATTTCCATCAGCTCCTGCACAGCCTCCTCCTCGGTATATCCCAGCTTTTCCACCATAAAACGCTTCTTGCTCATAAGGCCGTTGCCTATCAGCAAGATTCCCTCGTTGATGTTGGTCTGCCGGTCCTGAAGAATAGAATCGTCAAAAACAACCTTGGTTTCCCAGCCCTGTGAAGCCAGCGCTTTAATGCTGTACCCGTTCCACTTCATGTCATAGAGGGAAGCGATCTGGACAATGGCGTCAATGATTTTGGCGATTGCCGTCTTGACTTGCAGCTGGTGGCCTTTGATAGTCTTATAGGTCTTGCTGTTTTCGCTGATCACTTCGGTAGCGGTTTTTAAGCCTGTCGCTCTGTCAAAGGTGAAGGTACCGGCGGAAAATCCAACCTGTAAGCACAAAATAGACAAGAAAGCGTTTATCGCTCTCTCGTGTTCGTCAACACGCAGTTCAATGCTGTTGTCCTGTATTTTTAAAGAATCAGGACTATCCGTGGAGAGCGCTTCATAGGCTTCGTCAGAGGCGTCAAAATAGCGCCGCATTTCTCCGGTTTGCGGGTCGATTACCGTCCGGATACATTGAGCTGGAACGATAATTCTTTTTTTACCAAGACGGAACTCCCGAATAAAGCTGTCGTAACAAATATCTAACGCCTTGAGGGTCGAAAGAGCGTTTGCGTAAATCGATACGCCAAGGGGAGAGTTATCATCAATGTTATTGGCAACAGCGGTTCGGTAATAAGCGAATAGGGAAGTGGTTAATCCCTGCATAGAGGTGTTTTCGTTCAGAAACGGATAAATCTCATTAAGGGGGTAGCGAAATCCTAGAATATCCTGTGATTCCGTCATTCCTGGATTCGGCTGCTTATATTCAGTGCGAAACGCCTCATTGCTTATATAGTAGGTTAGCCCGTCCCATTTATGCCATTCCAGCCGGGTATAATAATAGCCGTCCTTTGCCTCACGGCTGATAAATACGCCGTCCGTAACCTGGGCGTTATCCCAGGCAGTAGGGACAAACTGGTCCGCCATGCAGAAACCCAGTCGTATTCCTCCGCTTTCGGGGATTTCATTTCCCGCGCTGTCCCGTTTAACCTCGTACCATGCCTTAATAGCGCCGCCGCCTAATGCGAGCACCTGTTCAATATGTTCCTGCATTTTTGTCCAAAATCCGTTTTTTGTTAAAACATCATGGACAAACTCTTCCAGCGGCTGTTCCTCACTGTCCGATTGACTAACATGCACCTCACATTGTTCGCTCCAGATCAGGCCGGCTAGTTCAGAGCTTACAGCTTTTGCGACGTCCATTCTTTCCAGGTTGCGCCGGTTTCTCGGATTTTCAATGGTAGGAGCCAGTATCCTGTGCCAAGGGCTGTAAAATCCTTTGTACAAATACTTCCAGATAAAAATACCGAAATAGTAAAATTGATTGAAAGCAGGTACGCCTCCAACCTCGAAGATATCTTTGAATTCTTTTGACAAGCCTGTTTCAGCTCCGGTTTTCTGCATCCAGTTTTTCACCCTCTCTTTTAGTTTTTCCAGCATTGGCTCACCGCCTTATATAACATAGTTTTTATAGAAGTAATTATGAGCATAACGGGTTTCGTCCATCGCGTGATTGTATGCGTCAACGGGATTGCCGTTGTTATCTACGCAATACATTCCGATCTCCTTTAAAAAATCCAGATGCCCAAACCTGTCGTTTTCAACGAGATAGAAGCGCCCGTCTGAAATACTGCTTTGCAGATATTCAATACCAACCTCAATCCCTTTTCTGGCGCCCTTAATGTCCCTGGCATTGTTATCCGCGCGGTCTGTATAATAACCGAGCAGATCAAATTCAGCGCGCAATGCTTTGCAGGCTGGATCTATCTTAATACTGGATTCCCTCATACTCGTAAGCTGGCGGCAGTAGGGGATAAAGCTGCCGCAGATTTCACGGGCCTGTACCGACATTGCTTTTGTAATTCCAATATCCGCCCCGGAATAATACCACCCAGCAACACGGTATAATTTAAACTGGTTCTGCATGGTGCGGGTCACCACGTAGCAACCAATCGAAGTAGCGTCAGAGAGGCCGCCGTCACCAGCGAAATACATTTCGATTTTGCTTTCGCTGTCCGGAATATAACTGAGAATATGGCGCTGCGGGTCAAACATGGAATAAATAACCCCTTGCGGGATACACCGCTCACCGAGCCAGTCGCGTTTGTATAAATAGGGATTCTTTAAACAGGTTTTTCGGATTTCTTCCTTTCTTTCCGGGGTAATAATGGGATTGTCGTCTATGGTCCAGTGGGTCCATTTGGTATCCTGTATGTTGAACACCTCAGAGATTACTGGGTGGCTGGGAGCAGGAGGGTTTAAATCAGCGATATGCCATCTTATCCTGGAGGCGTAAGTACGGCGGAAAGCTTCCTGTATTGCGTCGATATGCAGAAGATTGATTTCGCAGAAGTATACGCTTCCTAAAGACATTCCGGTGAATGATTTATGGCTGTCCGCTTTACCGGCACCTTTGTAGTAAACGCGTTTTATTCCTTTCATCGTCTCGATTTCCAGATGATCTCCAAAATCATCATGCTTCATTCTGGAAATCCCGTTAAAAATATGAAGCAGTCCGAAGCCGTCACAGTCCATTACCAGCTTAAAAGCTTGTTCTTGGTTATATGCTAAAACCATATGGTTTAGGTCCGGGGTGTTCCAAAGATACCAAGCAAAGCGGGAAACGCTGACGGTTGTTTTTCCTGAGCGCGGCGTCCCCTCATTAACTTCTAAGCAATGGGAATAAGGATCGTTTAAAATCTTCTGTTGCTTTTGCCCCCACACTATTTCTTTACTCAACTTTGAACCCTCCAGTTGCTTTCGCTATGGCCTCAAAGAGGGAAGTGTCAGACTGTTTCTGCGCGTCTTTTGTAAATTTGTCAATAACGATGCCCAGCGATGTAGCAATGCTCTGAATACTTGCCCGTTGAAGTTTATCAGAGTTTTGAAGCTCAGAAAGATAAAGGGAAATAATGCTGCACACATCATCTTTTTTCTTGTCCATAAACTCAAGAATATCAGCGGTATTCTGCTCTTTTTTTTGTTCCGCTTTTTTCACGGTTTCAGGATCGCTGATCACTACTCTTTTAACTGTATCAAAAGATACTTTGTGTTTTCTTGCAACTTGCGAATAATTCCCACATTCCGCATAATCCGCAATGATCTTTTTCTTTTCTCTATCGGTTAAATGTTTCGCCATACCACCACCACAATTTCAGGATAAATAGAAAGACCGCAAAGCCGTTAGGCCTGCGGTCCTT